GCGGAATTGAGTAGGCTTCTTGGTGTGCACCGCCGGTGGAGCGCCGCAGAATTTGTGGCAGCATACGCTGGCCGGCGCCGAGATGTGTACGAACGCGCCGCTAAGAGCTTGGAGACCACTCCTATCCATCGGAGGGACTTCAGAGTCACCAACGCATTCGTGAAGGCCGAGAAGGTCAATTTCACATCCAAACCAGATCCTGCCCCCCGGGTGATTCAGCCCAGAAATCCCCGGTACAATGTCGAGGTTGGCAGGTTTCTGAAGGGCCTGGAACACTATGTGTATGAGGCCATTGGGAGCATCATGGGTGGCCCAACTGTCATGAAGGGTTACAACGCGGAGCAAGTGGCTGAGCATATTTCCAATGCTTGGGGTCAGTTTTCTGACCCCGTTGCTGTGGGGTTGGATGCCAGCCGATTTGACCAGCACGTGCGCCCACAGATCCTAGAGTGGGAGCATTCCATTTATTTGGGGTGTTTTCGAGGAGCTGATAGGGAGCGCTTGGCATGGTTGTTGAGTGGTCAAGTCATGAATGAGTGCTCTATGCGGGTCTCCGATGGTAGCGTCAAGTACAGGGTATTTGGGTCCCGAATGAGTGGTGACATGAACACTGCTTTGGGAAACTGCCTTGTCATGTGCGCTATGGTGTGGGACTTGCTTAAGACGAGCGGGGTTCATGGGCGACTGTTCAACAATGGTGATGATTGCGTTGTGATCATGGAGAAGAGGGATTTGCGCAGGTTTCAGGATCGGTGCATTGACCATTTTCTCCGTTATGGCTTCACCATGAAGGTGGAGAGGCCTGTTTTCGTGATGGAGCAGATCGAATTCTGCCAGGCCAAGCCAGTGTGGGACGGCGAGCGTTGGGTTATGGTCCGATCGCCCCACACATGCCTCAGTAAAGATGGGGTGTGTGTGGTAAAGGACTATGGCTGGGGCAACGCTGCCCGATACTGGCTTGGAGCTGTGGGCGAGTGTGGGATGGCAATGACGGGTGGAATTCCCGTGATGTGTGAATATTATTCCACATTTGCCAGAGCTGGAATACCCAGCAAACCCGTGTCAGTGGTCACCGAGACAGGTATGGCCATGTTGGCGCGGGGCCTACACCGTAAGGGGAGGAGCATTACTGACGAGGCGAGAGTCAGTTTTTGGCGTGCTTTTGGAATCACACCAACGCAGCAAAGAGAGCTGGAGGAGTGGTTCCGGACGGCTGCCGTGCTCGTACCTGAACACCCATGTATCCGTCGCATCCCCCCGACTGGTGTTATCCCTTTTTATTAAGTATATTACACATTCCCCATGGCTAAGGCTAAAGCTAAGAAAAATAACAAGAAGAGTCGTCCTCGCCCTCGTGTGCGTATGGTGCCTCGTGGTAACCTGCTTGATGGCCCCGCTCTGGCTTATGCCGAGCTGCTGGCTGATCCGTGCGGTGGAGCCCTTGTGCACCCTGTTTACGCGGGAGCTGATTCAGGCTTTTTGTATCGTGCTGAGTCCTTTGTGACGTTCGGAGGATCATCCACTTTGACCTCCGGTGTCATGCATTGGACCCCCGGTTACGTTAATGCTTCTAATACGGAGCTGATTTGGACTGGTACCGCCACCAGCGGTGGTACGAATACGGTCACCCCTTCCACTGATGGTCCTGGCCGTGCTTTCTTGGCTTCAAACGCTAAGGGAGTGCGGTGCGTGGCCGCATGTGTGAAGATTACGTTTCCTGGTGCTGAGAATGCTCGCGCTGGGCGCGTGCACTATGGGCTGACACAAGCTGGCATCATGGATAATGGTGCTACAGTTTCGCCTGATAGTATTGCACAGTGCCTTCAGCACTATGGCCGCACTCCCTCTGACACGGTTGAGGTGATATGGCGGCCTGGTACTGCAGATATGGAATTCAATGACCCTACGGAGCTGCCATCCGCCCCGATTCGTGATCGCAAGAGTGCGATTACTGTCGCGTGGGCTGGCTTGCCGGCTGCTGTTGGTCTGACTTTCCATTTTACGGCAGTGTACGAGTGGACTCCTGCAGTCGGCCTTGGCATTGGTCACAATGCTCTGGGCAAGGCTCGCTCGAAGAACACCTTGGATGACGTTGTGGATTACCTCCTTAATAAGGGTGAGAGGTTTGTGCGCGGTATGGCCTACAACACTGGCGCTGGCGCTGCTATGGGTGTCGTGGACCTTGTCCGGGGCGCCTTTGGTAGCATGCCGGCAAACCGCAACACGCGCTCATTGCGTTACTTTGCTACTTAAGCCTAACTATGGGAAGAGGTACAAAATCCCACAAATTCCCCTCACTCCACCCCTACCTGCGCGGGGAAAACGGGCGCTGGGGCTTGGGGAAGTCACCGTAGTGGTGTGAGGGCGGAAGTATCTTTTCTAATTATGTAAAATTCAATAAAATGGGTTCTCC